AGTTAAACCACCACCTGTAGTTTCTATACTACCATTAGATCTAATTTTTCCAACAGTAATTATAAATCCATTTGCATTATCAATATCACTTACACCGTCAAAAGCTGGAATAGGTGCAAATTGTTTTAAGTTAGGTGCAAAAGCTCCACCTGTTCCAGCATTTATAACTTGTGCTGGTCCTCTTAATCTTACTCTACTTCCAGTAGTTCTTTGATGATCTTGAGAATAAACATTTATATAAGTTACTCCATTATAAATTACAGTTTCAAATGGATTAGAAGTTAATAAAATTAATTGTGGTGTATCAGCTCCTTGTACTCTTGGATTACGTAAAGCTTGTGGATCATTACCAACTGGTTTTGGATCTAACTGTGGTTGCTTTTCCTCATACTCAGAGTAATGAACTAAAAATCCATTCCATTCTCTTACCATTTCTCTATAAAGAAATCTCATTCCAGATCTATCTGAAATTGCGTAAGCTTGTTTTCCTTTTGCAAAAGTACCCATTAAGATAATACTCCATCTCCATAGAATGTATTAGGTGAAATGAAAGTAGATACACCTTGATTATCAGCATCAAGAGCTCTTAACATTTCACTTTCATATATACGTTCTAATTCTTGAGTTCTTGCTGGAGCAAATTTCATACTTAAATAATAAGCAAGTCCAGACATCATACATGGGTAAAATCTATTTACTACATCTGATGTATTTGTATATGCACCTACATCTTGAATTCTAGCAACATAGTAAAAACAAAATTGAAAGCTAGATGGTGTTGAAGTACTAGAAACACTTGCACTTGCTGTAGCATATAAATAAATATTAGGATTCTTTTTTCTATCAACATAATATTGAGAAGGTGTTCCTTGTGCTAATTTATTTGGAGTTGCATTATAAGCTGATCTATCAATTTTAGTTAAAGCAATATCTTGTGGATTAGATGTATCTGAATTGTTTCTATAAAAAGCTTCTAAAACTTCTGAAATATCATTTGGAAAATTAATAGTATCACTTGCATAATTATATTCAGCTTGACCTTGTATTAAAGGAATTTTTGCAAGTTTTACTTTCCATAAATGAATTCCTCTATTACCCCATTCTTGAAACATAATGTTTAAAGAACGTCTTGCACTTCTTAATTGATACCCTGTTCGCGTTCCGCCAAGACCTGTTCTTTCATAGGCTTCTTCTATAATATCATCTATTGATGGATCAAATTCAGTAGTTCCAGAAGTTGGGGAAATAGTTTGTGCTTGATTACCCATGCCTGCTGTTGAGGCATTGTAGTAAAATAATACCGGAGCGCCGATACTTGCCACGGGAGCGACTACGATTTGAGTATATGCTCCTGAAGTACCTGGAGTGCCTACAGTTGTTACACCATTTGTATAAGCAACACCACCTGATGTATTAGTACCATCTTTAGTAGATGAAAATGCAAATGTAAAACCAGCATTAGATGCGGCTGATTGATCAAATATGTAAGTATCTCCTTCATATAAATAAAGAACAGGACTTACAGTACCATTAATAAAAAATTTATTAGTACCCGCACCAAATGCGTTTTGACCCGTTGCGACGGTTACTGTGTAAGTTGTAGTCGCCATGCGATATTAATTTGCTGTTAAACCTGGTGCAGAATATCTATCTGTCAATAATGTATAAGCAGCGATGTTAGTTTTTGTTTTGCAAAAAATTCCTTTTGGGAAAACAATTCCATCTTCTGGAAAAGAAATATTAACAACATCTCCTGTTGGAACGTCACCTATAAATAAAGTTGTTCCTGTATTAGAAGTTGTAGTTAATTCTAAAAGTCCTGCTCCACTACCATTAGATGCAATAATTATTCCTCTTAAACGAATAGGTTGTGCTATGATTGCAGTTGCTCCTGCGGCTGCATCTGATCTAGTTGCTTGTATATCACTTTTGTAACTCATTTTAATCTCCTTATAATTTAAGGAGCCCTTGCGAGCTCCTTAAAAATTAATTTATTATAGTGCTGCTAATGAAGCGTTCTGACTATAAGTTACAACTATTCTTGCTTTACCTGCAGTAGCAGAGTTAGCAACAGTTATACCATATAATTGAACATCAGTAGTTCCTACAGTTCTCCATGCACCTGCACTTGCTGGTAGCATAACAGCTCCAGTAGCAGTAGCAGATATAGCAGTTGCTGCAGCAACGTTAGTTGCACTTGATGAACTATTTCCAACAGCAATAGTAGTAGTACTCGAAGCAGTAAATAATGATTCTACTTGAATTGATACACTAATAATTTGACTGTTTGCTGGAATTATAATTCCTAATGCAGTAGCAGTAGTTGTTGCGTGTGTTAATGCAACAATTGATGATTGTGTTAATACAGCTGACCCAACGTTTTTAACGTTTGTTCCAAGCGTAGTTCCTGTTGTATTAAAAATGTTTCCGGCTTTTATTGGGCCCGAAAAAGTTGTATTTGCCATAAGTATATTCTCCTAGTTATTCCAATCTAGTCTCTAGGCTGTCGACTATACGCGTCTAGATCAGAAAGTTAAGTATAGTAGTATTAATATAGCTTATTTTTTGAAAGAGCGCAAGATATCCTTGCATGAATTTCTTAATTTCAATGATATAGCTTTTTTATTAAGTAGCTATTGAAACTTCTGGGGCAGCATTTAAAATAGCAACTTCTCTATTTGCTATTTTGCTCTCTTCAAGCTTGATCTCTAAGATAGTTTCTCTAATTTTACTATCTATTTGGACCATGTCCAGAGTATACTTGCCATTGTCAAGATACTCTTGCTCCCACTTCAACTCCAAGATCCTTTTCTGTCTGTATAGGTCTTGTATCATCTATAACCTCCTCAAAAGTTATACGGTTAACTCGGCTGGTATGTGACCTACCGAGATTTTCCCATTTTATACTTTTTTCTCCTATTTTGTCAAGTATAGCATTTTCAACGGCTTCAGAGTTATCTTCCGCTAATACATTGAATTTAGCGTGATGACCATAGGCCCAGATATGTATGAGAAAATTTTTCATGATTGAGTTTTAGTTTAGCACAAAAAAAAAGGGAGGTCAAGAGACCTCCCTTTTTAAGAAAATAATCTTTTAACGATTATGTCGCGTCTGATCCGAAAATACCTCTAGGGTCAGAGAATCCGAATACATATCTCTCTCTAGCTTTGTATCTTACGTTACCAGTGTCGAAGTCACCTTCCATAGTAGTTTTGATAGGTGATCTCATGAAATGTTTAAGACCATTTGGTACATCTGTCTTAATGAACCATTTTTTATTAGAAGTTAAGAAGTGATTCACAGTATAACCTTGAGGAATCATTCCCATATTTCTAATAGCATTGATGTCATTATCAGCTGTAGCCGTTCTACCTTGAGACGCCATTAGTCTGTCAGCAGTAAATTGTAGAGCAGAAGGGATAATTAATTTCATTCCTCTTGCTGCAATTTTTAGGCCTCTTTCATCTGTAAACGCCGCGATATCAATTAGAGCTTGCTCTAAAGATGTCTCGTTCAAGTCTGCTGGAGTAGTTAACTCGTTTGAGAAACTTCCAGAAAGAGTTGGGTGGTTAGTCGCACATAATGCAACTCCGTCACCGCCGGCATAAGTGTTACTAAATGCATTATTTAGTACAGCCGCTCCTTTAACTTGTTTAGTGTTTGCCATAGATCTTGCTAAAGCTTTTGTATATCTAGACGCTAGTCTGTCATACAAGTTGTCTTCAATAGCTTCTTCTGTGATTGCAAACGCTAACGCGATTGTTTCGTTTGTGTAACGAGCCGTGAAAGTTTCTTGTGCATCATCAAATGTTACACCTTGACCTTCTGGCTTAACAGCTGCGTTTCCGAATCCTGATAACATAACTTCTTCTTCAAAAGCTCTGTCTGAAGTTTCAGTATCGAAAATTTCTGCTGCTTCGTTTACGTATTGTTTGTACTCAAGTCCGAATAGTGCATTCAAACCTGGCTCTAGTTCTTTAACTAGTTGTGCTCGTGATATAGCCATATTTATTTATCTCCTATTCGCTATTAATTATACAAAGACGATGATTTAGCAATTTTTACGATAATATTTGCACCTGCTGCAGTTAAATCACTGTTTTCAGGGTCATTTGCTGATCGTACTAATGTAAACATAGCCGTTGTAGCTGCAGATCCAATATCTAAAGTCGTAATAGATTGACCATCAATATTAGAAGATGCAGTGTAGTTGTTAGTATTCATTTGATTAACCGCACCAAATTTTGCTTGAGCTGTTGCTGCATCTGTTCCCAGTGCTGCATCTGCTTTTATCACATATTCTTGGCTTGAGTTATCAATCACGAAGGCTGTAATGTTATTAGAGCCTGTGTTGTAATTAACACTAGTTGCAGTAGACGCATCTACTGAATTAGCGAATGTTGGTTTTCCGTTAGAACTAATATAAAAGAAACCATTAAATACACCTATTAAAAGTGCACTTGTAGTATTGTTATATGAAGTTCCACCAGCTCCACCGTCATCAGTTGTAGTAAAAGATGCATCTTGTACGAATCCTTGATTTCCTGAAGAATTCTGAACAGATACTGGATCTCCTTTATACGAACCAACGCCTGGTGCTGTTTGGATAAAGTACTCAGATTGTCCTGACGTAGCTGGAGTGTTTCCAACAGTCATTACAGCTCGAAGTCCAAATCCAGTTGTGCTTGCGTTTGCCATATTTTTTTCCTTGTTATTGTTTTAAGTTAATTCGTTGGTTTAGGAATTACTAAATAATTAGTTCTTCTTTGTACCACCGAAGGTTACACGAGTTTGCCTCTCATTATTGATTGGCATACTTGGATGCTGTTCCTTCATGAGATCGTTATTAATCGCTTCTTCTTTATCAGCAGTTTGTTTTGCATAATATGCATCAATCTGTTGCGCGATCTCTTCTGGTATCCTAGCCAGCAATAGGCCTCCTACTCCGATGACTCCTGCGTATCTGCCTTCAGTCTCAACTGGATAATTTGAGTCGGGATATTGATCAGCTCTAACCAATTCATATCCTTCTCTCAATGAAGCAGCTATGTTTTTCGTGTCTTGAAAACCCATAGATTCTGCTCGTATCCACTGATGACGAAAACCTGTTGGTGCAGGTGGTGCATCTAGTGATGAGGGTGGAGTCCAAGTTTTTTTCTTTGCAGAATTATCTCTTGATTGACTCGCACGTGAAGCTTTGTTTTTATCTTTTTCCATATGCCTATACTCCTTCCGTGATGTTTAATTGTTTCGCATATTCTTCTAGTGGCACGCCTAATCTTTTAGCAATTGCTACCTGTGATGGCGAGAGTTTCACAGTTTTTTTGCGTCCTGTTGGGGCCGAACGTTTAGCCGAAGCTACAGCTTGAGCAGGTTTTGCTCTTTCTGTAGAAGTACCTTCCATCTTAGCAAATTTATGGGGGAATTCAAGTCTTATTCTTTTATCAATTTCCTCATAGTATTCGTCAGATTTAGGGTCATATCCTTCATCCTCTACAAGCCTTTTATGCACGTCAAATGCAGTATAGGTCATTGCAGTATCATTACCAAACCATGTATTTTTAGATGCCCAAGCTTCTGCTTTAGCATCTGTTGGTACGTCATTTGGAATTTGTTTACCATTATAAGTGTTAACTTGCTCATATTGTTGAGGAGTTATGTTAACATTTTTAGGTTGACTTTGTTGATTTCTTAAAGAATTTAATCTTGCAGATTCAACTGTAAGGTGCGCTAATTGCTCTTGAGCAGCAATTTGTGCTTCTACGTTTTGAGATTCAATTGCATTTTTTAAAGCTAATTTAGCTGCTGCTAGACTAGTTTTAACTCTGCTTTCAAATTCATCAACATATCCTTTATCAACTGTAGATATTCTTTGTTCTAACTCTTCTTTTTGTTTTTTAGTTAATTGAGCATAAGCAATAGCTTCTTCTCTTTGTCTCTCTGCTTCTCTCATTTTACGAGTTAGTTTAGCAATACGTTTTTGAACGCCTTCGCTATACTCTGCTAATTCATCTTTAGCATTTTTCGTTTCTTCTTGTTTAGATTCTACAACAGGTGTTTCTTTTTCTGCCTGTTCTACTTCTATTTTTTCTTCTGCAACAACTTCTGCTTTTTCAGGGTTGCCTTTATCATCTAAATGAATCTCAGCGCCTTGATCTTCGCCAACATCAATTAAATCATGTTTTGGTTTTTCTTGTTCTGGCATAGTGCCTCCTATGTTAAATTAAATGAAGAACTGATTCGGGATTTTGTATAGTCCCTAATACTTCATCATCGTTTAGTAGTCGCACTTCTCCACCTTCTATTGGTAATCTTGAACCCGCATAACGAGCAAAGATAACCCAATCTCCTTTTTTACACCATGGACCTGATGTAAATTTTTCATCTTTATAACAAAGCGGTCCCATTTTTAAAACGTAACCACAAGTGGTTGCGATTCTAGCTCTGTCTAATGTTTCTTGTGAAAATATTATTCCGCCTTTAGTTTTATTTTTTGGTGTGAAAGGTAAAACTAAAAGTCTATATCCAGATGGTTCTGGTAATTGATTAACCGTTTCATCCCCGATATTATCTGGGTTTAATGGTTCTTTTTCTGGTGCTTGATTTTTTTTCTCTTCTTCGTATTTCTCTTCAAGTCCTAAATTAATTTTTGGGACTTCCTTTTGTGTTTCCGATGTTGACAACGTTTCCGTCTTCATTTTTTTGCTCCTTATTTTCTAGCAGGTTAGAGATTTCCTGTAATATTAGTTGATAGGCTTGTGCCTGGCCAAGTAAATACCTGTATTTTTCATAATTGTCAATACCTCCACTTATCATAACATCACCTATTTGCTGAAGAGTCATTTGAGCTCTTTTTTGTATTTTATATATGATGTTTAATTCATCCATATTTAGCAATTCCACTTTCTAAGAGACTTGTTTATTCTACTATTCGGGTCTCTGGCCGTTTTAGCAGAAGTTAATCTTCTTTTCATGCCAGACATTCTAGCACAAAATGACTTCCTTCTATTAGCAGCTTTTGAACCTTTTTTCAACTTACTTGGTTTAGTAGTTACTGCCATTGATAATTTAGAACCTGGATTTGCAGCTCTATAAGATGCAATACCTTTTCTATTTAATCCACCTGATTCAGATTTACCTTCTTTTCTTTGCCAAGCAGGAGTTCCTCCTTTTGCAAATCTTCGTCTTTCAATTCCACGTCCTCTTAAAGATATATCACCCATTAGTATACTTTTGTTTTTTTAGTTTTAATAACCATACCCTGTCCTCTACTAACAAGTCCACCCATTTTCATATTTTTTCTTTTTGCAAATGTTGAAACATTAGTAGGTTTAGGTCCTGCGTTACCGGCTGCTCTTTTTCTTTGAACCGCTGAACGTCTCTGGCCTTCCGACATTGATCTAGCTTTAGCAAGCGGAACACATTTAGGATATCCCTTTCTTTTTTCTCCTTTAGATCTTCCACAAGGAGCATATGAACCATCTTTTCTTTTCGATCCAATGTCCACCCATTTTTCAGCAACCCATTTTCTAAGTCCATTTGCCATCTTAGTATTTCTTTGTAACTTTTCTTCTATTCTCCATTACATTTCCACAACCTTTAGCAATTCCACCTTGTTTATAATTAGATACTGCTTTTCTTTGTTGAGATTTGTTTTTACCACCTGGAGTTACTTTACCAGAACAAACAGCTGAAGCATACATATTTGCGTATGCACTTGGATAGACTTTAAATTTTCTTTTAGCTGCTGCTTTTCCTCTTGGACAAAGTTTAGCCATTACATTTACATTGTTTAATTCTAAATAATTTACAAATTAAATGTCTTAATTTTTTAATCATTATTTTGATTTTTTAGATTTTCCTGCTTCTGAAAGTGCTATAGCAATTGCTTGTTTTCTAGATTTTACAACTGGACCTTTTTTACTTCCAGAATGTAATTTACCTTTTTTAAATTTTCTCATTGCTGTGCTAATTGTTTTTTGACTTTCAGTCATTCCACCTTTTGCTTTTTTCATTTTGCCAGATTTAGTTTCTTTGTAACCTTTTTCTTCCATAGCATATTCTCTAGCTTCTTCAGCTTTAGATTCCATGCCTTCATGTTTTTCAGACATATCAGCATAGCCACCTTCTGATTTCATTACTCTGGCAATACCATTGCCTCTCATTTGTCTTCCAAGTCCAGCCATTATCTTTTACCCTTCATCATTTTGCCTTTTTTACTTTTAGACATTCTAGCAGTAAGTACATCAGC